TGTGCAGCTGCTCGCATAATGTGCCCATTATCCATGCCATTCTCTTCCACGGTTCCGGATACTCCAGATGGAGAATAACCAAAAACGAGAATGAGATCACCATTTGCTCGGAGAACGGGGTACATCTTCTCTGTGAAAATTCCTCGGATCATAAGGGATGCTACAGGAGGCATATTCGGACACTTCTTTACCATTCTCATGTTGAGATGTGCCGTACCTCCCTTGGTCATACAACCCTGGGAAAGATCATAGTGTTTGTAGTCAGCTGCAAAGATGAGATCTTCCGAATACTCAGTGTACCAGCGAACCCACTCTTCCCACTCAGGGCCATGTGGATTCATGCCGACACAACATTCAGAGTACTCAATTGATTGCTTGAACAACCAATGGAGATATCCCATCCATTTGCGGGTGACAATTGAAAATTCAAAAGGACCAACGCTAAAGGCTCGCATCTTTTCTTTATTTACAGCCTCGTCTTTGAAAACGAGTTTAAAGTGTACATAAGAGCGAACTCCCCTTCGGAAACAATCCTCGACATACTCGATTCTTTCCTCCAGTTCTTTCGTTGGAATATGAATTTTCTTGCCTGTTTCGGGGTCCACTTGTTCAATCAATAGATCTTTCTTCTTCAGTCCGGCATGGCCGGACGCAGTAGTCAAATCCATTGCATCAATAAAGCGGACTCCATCAATGCCATTGATAGCTTCGATGTTGGTAAGAGGCCTGACTTGCTCTATCCACTCAGGATGCTCGTCAATGATCCTACTCATCTGCTCAAAGTAATCATCCTGTGCCCATTGAAGGTGCTCAGGTTCTATTCCATCGCTGGCATTGAATATGTGGCCCAAAGTGGTTCCCCATGGATCCTCCATCTTAGGGGCTCGCCACTTACATTCCGTATTAAACTCCTTCTCCACTTCCCTAGCCATAGGAGTAAGGTGAACTGTTGATCGGAATGTTGCTCTGCCAGGACAAGTACCTAAGTACTCAAAATGTCCATTGGCCTGGGTTAAGAGCGGACTCTTGGGATGAATTGTCTCATCTGGATTAATAACGGTCTTACCAAAGATCTGGGTTTCCATAACTCCAGCACTTGTTGGTTCAAACCATCTTTCAGCCAGTTTCGACAAAGCCTCCAAGAGTTCAGTTCGTTTTACAGGGACAGCATAACCGTGTTTGGGGACTACACCTCCAATAGGTTGTGTTGCGCCTGCTTGATGGATTCCTAATATACAGGTGGAAGTATTGTGAGAGACAAAGGGTGCACCGCACATGCCTGGGACAGCATATTCGGGCATCCTGTACTCGTAACAATATAGGTTACCTGCAGCATTACTGATATACACCAGCTCTGGATTATCAGGATCCATTGTATTTGCGACTTTCCACGAGGTAGGACCTTGTTCTCCTTTTCGCCAAACAAGGTGGGCACACTGACCTGTAAACAGATCATCCGTGAAATAGTCTGTGATGTCTTCGTGAACTCCAGCCTTAGGGACATACACAACTGCGCTATCCTGGCCGAATGCTTCCACCGATTTTGGACCTATCCAGCATGAAAAGTTAGCTGAGTTGTGTCCGTAAATCTTGGTGAAATTCACTCTGACATCTTGGGGTGGACTAAAATGGCCCACGGTAAGACCTCTATTAGAGCGAACCATGAAAATCAGAAGGGAACATTCCACGTTTTTCACTGGACAAGTCCAGGTCATTTCGTAGGTGACCTTCTTCAATTTCTCAACGAGCTGCTCTGGTGTAATGGTCCGTGCTTTCTCACAGCAATCCAATTGTCTGTGGTGCACAGTTACCCAGTTATGCTCACGGGCTGTCTTATTCTCCTCCTTAGCCAAATCATTCTTCGCCTGATGATCCTCTTTGGTTTTAGGAATAAGAGTAGACAATCGCTCTTTCACCTTAGCCCCAAATGTTTGCTTAGGTGAGGTCTCTGCTGGAGCTTTGGCACCAAGGGATGTGTCCTGAGTGCCACCCTGCTCCTGGGTGAGTGTGGGTGCTCTGGCCCACGGGGTTTTGAACTCCATATACGTCCAAACCTTCGAAATGGTGTACAGTAATGTCAAAACTGCTACCGCTTTCCCAAATTTAGCTGAATGATCCTCTCGGATCTGAGCCAGCATCTTCGGTACTTTTGTCCTCTGTTGTTGTAGGATTTTCCAGATAATGAAATCATGCAATTGCATGTAGAACTGTTTATCCCAATAGTAAAGGAAGATAAGCACCAGGGTTGCTTGAAATATGTCCATACCTACAAAGATAGCA